TGAAAATCACGTTCTGATTCCATTCTTGTAAATGAATTGCTCATTTCTTCCATGCAGCCACGGATGCGTTTTTTGTCTTCGTCGCTCGAAGGTAGTATCACATTACTCATTATTTAGTACTCCTATTAAATACATCTTTAGTTGGATCTTGACCTTTAATACCTTTACGACAGTAAGAGACAAAGAAACTTGAATAGTTAATTAAATCTTTTGCTGAATCTTCAAGGGATTCAAAGTTAGGATCATAATCATCCGACTGCATTGCTTCCATTACTGATTTCATACGTAACATTTTTGCATGCATAATATCATGAATGGTTGTAATACCGTTAGGATAGTAGTCGGCTTGTTGAACAGTTGAGTTCGGATTCTGATAATCACGAGACTTTTTCAACTGAAGGTCAACGCACTCTTGTAGTACATCAACCGAAACTGGGTTTGTCTGTTTGCTCATAGGCAATCTCCATAATATAAAGTTCTATTATAACTCATTTCTTGACAGATGTCAATAGTTATTGTAATTGATTGCTAAATGGAAGTTCATATCCTTCTGCTACATATTTAGCAGTTAAAGACTTTTCTATATTACCGTGAACTTGAACTTCTTCAGTTGTAATATCTCCAGTCATAGGACAAGTTACTTCAATAATTTTTGGTGGTGTATAGATTCCAAATACATAAATGGTTTCTTTTGTTAAATTGCGTTCTTTCATAATACGAAAGATTCTTTGATTGGTACCATCTCCTCGAGGAGTAATACCATTCTTATACATTCCAACTCTACCATTCCATGCTGTCTTTCCACCAGCTTTGCCAATTTTCATTAATTGACGATTACACACCATAAAGTATACTAAGTCTTCGTTTAGTTCCTTTGCTCGTAAGTGTGGGGATCTGACGTAATCAAGACGGTCTCCGTTTATCTTCAGAGTTCCGATGAATGTCATTCTTGTTAAATGTTCTTTTAATAAAGACCCATCTGCTGATAGGTCTCCGTTAAACATTTCTGTTTGCATAATATAAAGTCTATTTCAATTTATAGATATATTATACTCTAGTTTTGAGTGAATGTCAATAGTTTTTAGAGAACTTTTCTCCAAACATTTTGAATTCTGTTCTGCTTCATCAATAAATGAAGGTCGTTTAATTTTTGTTTTATGTATAGCATTGTGTTTCCTACTTGTTTCTTTTATGTAACATAAATGTAACATTGTAATATTATATATACAGAGAACACAATGGAATCAATAATTTATACGACTTTTGGTGGAACAACTGCTGCGAATTGTTTGACAGTACTTAACTTGTCTTCAGCTTCAGCGAGTTTTGCTACTTCAGCATCAAGAGTTTCAATAGTACCAGGATGTTCTGCTACTCCAACTCCATTTTCCAAAAAGACAGCAATGTTTGCTGAATGTTCTGCGATTTGAGCTTCATACTTTGAAACTAACGCATTAACTAATACTTCTTTAAGTGCCATATTATTCTCCTTTTAAATTTGGCAAGATTCCATGATTACCTTCATGAGACGGAGCCGTCCATCCTTCAGGTTTCATAAGATCCGGTAATCCTAGTGGATTTGGCCTTCCTTCCTTTACACCAGGTTCTTTGGCCATGTTTGCTTCGAGAACTGCGTCCCAAGCTTTATAAGGGTCGACTCCGAAGGCATCAAGAGTACCGATTGCCACTACACAAAGGTCAACTAAACCATCTACGATTTCTTCAGAGTCGATAACTTGTTGTGCGTTTCTTGTTTCTTGTAGTTCTTCTTGTAAAAAGTCAACTCTAAAACGCAAGAACGCTTTCAATTGATTTATATCTGCGTTTTGAATCCAGTCATGTGTTTTATATTTTGACTGCATTTCATTAATGTCTTTAACCCAATCTTTACTCATTTGGATATCCTTGTGAAATATATACACCGATAGCACCAATTTGTCCTTCGGTTAAACCTTTTGCTGTTCCCCACATCAACATAGATTGAGGACCAACTTGTTCACCTGCTTTATATTTTAATAACTTACCAATAATATCATCAGCAGATTGTCCTTGTAATTTAGGACCTACTCCACCTTGTCCTTGTGGTCCATGACAGGCAGCACAAGTATTCATAATTGGTCTGATATCAGCAAAACGATCTTCAGCCATTGCGACTGATGTCATTCCTAATAGAGCGGTTGTTAATAAAATGTTCTTCATAGTAATTCCCTTAGTTCCATAAAGCCACCGATGTTTTCTCCATCCTTTTGAATTTGAGGAAAGGTTCTTGCACCGGGAAAAGTTTCAAAAAATTCTTCTTGCTTGTAATCTTGGTCAAGCATTAAATACTCATAGTCAATTTGTTTTGCTTCGCACAACTGTTTTGCCATATTACAGTAGGTGCAGTTTTCTTTTCCGTATATCTTAATCATACTAATTGTAAACCTCCATTATCAGGCATCACAATTCCTGAAGTCATTTCTACGATTTGATTTTTCAGCTGATCATTTGGTTCTACCACAAACATTACATGTGATTCTCCAACTGTCACTGGTCCGCGTTTTGCATAAGGTACAAATGGAACCATTCCAATTTTACCTTCTCCTGCTGGGACAAGCAAGATTGCATCTGTTAGTGTATAGAAACCTTTATCATATACAACTTTTGCTACAACCTCTTCGCCGGTTGATAGTCTTACAATACTAATATCTGCCATTGTTTTCTCCTTTAGTGTGGTCCATTATACCACAGTTTAATATAAATGTCAATAGTTTAACTGAAGAAATCTTCAATTGTGTTTACTCGTTCAGCTGACCAACCAACTGCATCGAGGATTGACTGTATAGGACTAAGAAATACTTTATCAAACTGGAGTTCAGTATCAATGTAATCATGTAGCCCAAGTTGTTTAGGTAAAAGACCAGGAACCGATATTGCGTTTTCACGAATCGGATTCGGTACTTTCAAATATAATAGTTTAACCTTATCTCCACCTTGAATTGTCTCAAACTTCTTATCAAGACCTTTCTCTTTAAGGAAGTGGTTATACATTAAGGAACCACGAACATGCATCGGAGTACCTTTTCTATATATGGAACCTTTCTCTTGATACTTCTTGAGTTCGGAAACACCTGAAGTCTTTGCGATATCAATAGGATCCAATTTACGGAACTCTTCTTTGAAATCTTTAATGAACTCTTGAGTTGTTTCTTCATCAGTATTCATTATGACTTCAAAACATTTCTTGAGTTTCTCTCGACAGATTTCAGGAGTTGAAGATCTTACCGATTCCAAACCTGTAACTGATATCTTAGGAGTATCATAATGTACACCTTCAGAGTTCAATGTATTTAGAATATATCGTTTCTTAGCAACAAAAATTCCACGGTGAGCAATCTTTTCTCGTTTCATTACCATCGCATTACGATAAGTACCTAAATCAGCAGCAAGCTTTTCGTAACCATCTTCGATGACTTGCTCAATCTTTGTTGAACATACTCGGTCAAGGAACTCTTCACCTTTATCTTTATCAATATCAGTCGTACCGAATACTTCAGTAATCAAAGGACCAAAGTCAACATAGATAGAGTCAGTATCAATATAAATGATATAATCAACATTATCAGTTCCAAGAACTTTGTTCAAATATTCATTTACAGATTTTTGAGCATAACGAATAGATAACTGACCGCTTGTTGTAATTGCTTCTGCCATCTCGTTAATATAGTATAAGAAATAGATGTTTGCCGTTGCTCCATACAAACTGTTCATCGCAATCTTAATTGACATTTGCGAATTGTGAAGTTGATTGATTTCACGTTTCAGTCTTTTGAGTTCAGCAGGATCTTTTTCAATCTCAAACTGTTGTTCAGCAGCAATCATTTGCTTTTTGATAACTGAACGGTTATTATAGTATTCATCAATAATTTCAGGAATGATTCCGAGTTTCTTGTTTGAGAAACAAACGCCGTTGGCAGCAACTGATACATTTTTACGATCATTCTGATATTCACCTTTCAGAACCATATCTTGAGTTACATATTCACGGTCATCAGGCATATATGTTTCAGGCGACATATTATATTGTAGCATCAAGTGTGGATACAGAGAGTTAAGGTCAAACGATACAACCCAAGGATGCATTCCGACTTTAGGATCTTTTACATAACCACCCACAAGATCTCCTGCTCTTTGACCAGGACCACCTTTTAATGGAGGAACGATTTTGTCTTTCATCAGTTTACGATAAATGGTCGATTCCCAAATACCTACAGTACCAAAAGCATCTCCGTAGTTTACTCCACCGTCATAAGCAACGGTCATAACCAAAGCAAGCAATCCTGTTTCTTCTTCAAGACGAGCAATCAGTTGAGTATCTTTAAGGTTATAATCCAAATATAATTGTGGATTCTCTTCCCACAAACCAGTCAGCGAACCATATTCAGAGTAATCAATTTTCTTTTCACCAAGAACAACATAAGCAATATGGTCAAGTCGGTATGATTCTTGAGGACCATACTTATAACCAAATTTCTTGAAGCAATCCATATAGTCAATCACAGCAACACCCATAATAGAATATGTTGAGTTGACTTTACCGAAAATTTCTCGGGATCTTTGTTTGATTGATTTGTGTGGAGATAACCGTCTTGCAGTATCTTCTCCAAGTAATGCTATGATACGAGTTACGATGTATTGAATATCAAAGTACTCAACGTTCCAACCTGTAACGATATCAGGATAATCGTTTGTCCATAATTTCATAAAGTATTGAAGTAAAGCACGTTCACCATCAACACCATCAAATAAAACAAACTCAATCTTTTCTTGAGGAATGTCAGTTACGGTTTTGGTCTTGTCATAATCTTTACGACCAAGTACATAATAGATATCATCTCTTGAACTATGATAAGCAATTGAAGTAATCGGTTTATCAGCAGTATCTATATTGGCATAACCTTCGCTGATGTCAACCTCAATATCAAACGATACGATATTAACATGACTTACATCATATGAAACTTTATCAGGATATTCTTCTTGAATAAACTGAGTCACATAATTCGTTGAACCGAAAGTCTTCATACCGTGAACACCTTTGTATTCTTCGATGAAGTTCTTGGCTTCGCGCATATCACCGAACTTATGTGGAGATACAGGAAGATTACCTTCTAACGAACGATAACCTTCTTCTCCTGCTTTCGGAGTATGAACATATAGAGTTGGTTGAAAAGGTACGCGATACGAAAAACGTTTGCCGTTTTCATAACCACGATGCAAGATATTATTGCCATACCTTTCAACGGATGTATAGAATTTTGTCAATGCCATAAGCCTTTTGTAAATTTAGATAACCATTATACACTATTTGACAGAGAATGTCAATAGGTTTATGTTGCGAGTTCTGAGAAGTTCTTGATTTTCTCAAACTTGAGGTTGTTCTCAAATTTTTCAGCAAACTGGTCTCCACGATGTGATATCACAAAGATGTTGTCATCGGAGTTCAATCCATGTAGTGTTTCAATTAAACTCTCAATACCGACACCATCCAAAGCACCGTCAAGAGTTTCGTCAAGTATCAATAGGTTAGTGGATACTGAAGATCTTAGTTTAGCAACTGACCTCCAAGCCAACATAATTGATAATGTGATACGTAGTTTCTCACCTTCGGAAAAACTAGCATAGGTAAATTTGTCTCTGAACCTTGAACGAATAACTTCATTGAACTCTTCATCCAATTGAAAGTCAACGAATAGGTCAAACGCAGCAAGATACTTGTTGATGAGTTTATTAATAACAGGAATGTACTGAGATATGATCTTTGCTTTGATACCGCCATCTCTCAAAATTGTTTGAACAATATTAAGTACCTCGTGTTCATCAAGCAATGTTGTTCGTACCTCTACTTGCTTTTCTAATTTCTTTTGTAGTTTGTCAAGCTTACTTGTATCAACTTCATCAACCTCTTTCTGAGCATTGTCCAAGTCTTTCTTGTATGTAACTAACGCGTTCTTCGACATTTTAATCTCAGCGCGGATTTCAGATATCTTAAAGTTGATTTCCTGGATTTGGTCTTCAATCTTTGAAATAGAACCAAGGCGGTCTTGATGTTTTTGTATTACACTTGCGATATCAACTAAACCTTTTTCAATACGAGCCTTTTGTTGATTCTTGTCCATAATCTGTTCTTGTTTGAAATCATGAGCAATACCTTGTTTACACGTTGGGCAATCGTCATTGTGTTCATAGAAAGATAGTTCCTTATCAAACGCAACACGATTTCTTTCAAGATCTGCTCTCTGTTCAGTTGCTTCACCGAAAGCTTTCTTTTCGTCAGGCTTATCAGATATATCATCGTAGAGTACTTTAAGTATTTCATCTTGAGTATCAATACGACCATTCTTTTCTTCAATATCATCAATATGACCAGACATCTTTTCTTTAATCTTATCGACTTCAACTGTTTTCAGTTTACGAATCTCTTCGTTGTTTTCTTCAGCAGATTGTATATTGTTCTCTATGATTTCAATTTCATACTTGTTGTCGTTGATTTCAGTCTTAATACTTGACATACGATCTTTTGCCAATGTACCCATAACAGAGAACACTCCAATATCAAGTAGGTCTTCAATAATCTCACGACGTTGATATGCACGCAATTCCATAAAAGGAATATAAGTAGCAGAACCAAGTACTACGATTTGATTGAATGCTTTAAAGTTGATACCTAGAATATTAGATTCAAGGAACTCTTGATAGTCACGGACTGATGCATCTTGATTAATCATTGCACCATTCTTCCAAATCTCAAAGATATTAGGTTTGATACCACGGCGAATCATATACTTATCACCACCGGCGTTAAAGTATAATTCTACAATGAGTTCTTTATTATTAATAGAGTTAACAAGCTGCTGCTTATTAATATTACGGAAAGGTCGACCATATAAGCCAAATACAATTGCATCAAGCAATGTACTTTTACCTGAACCATTTGACCCAGCAATTAATGTACTAGGTACTTGATTAAGTTCAATTGTTGTAAAGTTATTTCCTGTGGATAGTATGTTTTTATATTTTACCTTCTCAAAATTAATTCGCATTATAAACTAAGTGCCTCGTGGTATAATTCATCAACTAAAGATTTGACCTTACCTTTATCAACTGTGGTTTCAAGGCCATCAATATATTGAGATAAGATTTCAGTTGTGTCTTTTGTTTCATCAAGTATTTCGTCAACACCTTCTGCATCCAAATTCATATGATCGTCAACTGCTCGAACATCAACTGCTCCGCATTCTGACATACGACCCATAAACATATCATAAAGATAAGCATTAGTTCTATTTTGAACAATGACCTTAACATAGGTATCTTTATATTGGTCAACATCATAATTAGCAACAGTATCAACTGTCCATTCAGCATCATCATAAAATACTTTATAGAATACACGATTTGGATTTTCAATTTTAATCATCTCTCGTGTTTCAGTATCAAATACATGGAAACCTCGACTACCTTTATAATCAGACCAAGTCATTTCGTATGGTGCACCAAGGTACTCGACATTGCCATATCTTGAAGGATGGTGAAAGTGTCCAGAGAATGCAGATTCAAAATTCTTAAATACATTCATATCAAGACCATGAGTACATAAAGCACCTTTCATCATCTCGAAACCTTTTACTTCCAAATGACCCATCAATATATGAGCATCAGATTCAGATACAAATTTTAGATTCTCTTCAGCGTTTTCTTTATTAATCCAAGGAAGCATGCAGAATTTGGTTGAACCAATCTCAAGATGTTTTGCTTTGTCTTGGTACAAGTTAAATTGTGGATACTCCTTCGTTAGAAGATTCATACTATTGACGTCATTACTATTTACATAATAGGTATCATGGTTTCCAATCAACGCATGAAAGTCAATGTTACGTTTTGCTAAATTATTAAATAGGAACTCTTTACCTTTTTGTAGAGATACGTAATTTATATATTTCCTTCTATCAAAGGTATCTCCAAGGTCAAACACAGTTGTAATGTTGTGTTCGTCAATGTATGGAAAGAATACTTCTTCAAAAAATTTTCTTTGGACTTCGTGGAATACTTTGCTGTCACCACGGGCACCGATGTGAATATCGGTCACAATCGCAATTTTCATATTAATCCTCGGCTGCTACTTCTTGGCCTCTTAACTCAACTTGATTAATTGTAGATTGAGCAGATTGTAAATAAGCCATTAGCTTGTTTCGTTGTTTTGTAATTTTGTCTTTCTTTTGTTTTGCACGATCCCACTTAAGTCGAGATACTTTATCCTTATATAGAACTCCATATAAGTGGTCAAATTCATGTAAGAAACATCTTGCGGTATAACCTTCAAAGGAACCACTTTGTTCTTTCATTTCTTCATCATACCATTTTGCTTCAACAAGATTAGGTCTTGCCATTTTAACAAACATATCAGGGAAACTTAAACAACCCTCGACATCCAATTCAGTTTCTTCTGATACTGAAATGACTTCAGGATTAATGAACATCATACAATTTTCTTTGTTCTCTCCAATGATAAACACCTTATAGTCAAGACCAACTTGACAAGCAGACAGACCTAGGCCTCGTTTAGAAACCATAAGTTCTACCATTTTCTCTTTAAGTTCTTTTGGGTCAAACCCAGGGTTCTTCAAATCAACATCGGCTAATTCTTTTGATAAGATTGGGTCCGTGCTTTTTACTAATTTCATAATTTACCTTCTTCTCTCATTTGTTCGCGAATCTTAGTTGCAGAGATTGAGTGTACATCTTCTCCAAGATCGTGTTCTGTAAATGTATAACCTACACCACGACCATAACTGATATCAACGATATTAGGAACGGCCATAATAAAATATTCGCGACCTTCTTCGTAGCCCGCTTCACCTAAACCTTTCTTAATACCATCAATAACAGCAATCTCTCCAAAAGGATTATCAGATTGGTCTGCAGTACGTCCTGCGCCTGCATCACCTTCAAATCCATATACTTCACGTACCATTATAACAACTTGACCCGTCAATGTCAAGGCCTTTTCAAATAATTTTGTGTGGCCGTCATGCCAAGGTTGCCATCTTCCTAACATTTGCACTGTTGGTTTTTTAAAATCGAATGCGTTTTCCATATCAAACATTACTTAACTCCAAATTTTATATACTTATACCATAACCTTTCATGACCATAATATAAGAAAAACTTTATCACCAAATCAGCAACAAAGACTGCGCCTACTGCTTTTTGAGGTAAACCAAAATATAATGCAATGAGTGCGGTAACGGTTGATGCGATGATTCTCCATGTAACTGCTTTTGCTAAATGACGTTTCTTTTCTAATTCTGCCATTTTCTAAAAGCCTTTTCTAAAATTGGTTCTAACTTTAATTCTTCTTGAGGTCTGAATGAATCTACAATATAATCAACACTCTCTACATCAGGTGTCTCAAAGGCTTTG